GCGCCGAACTCGTCAAGGCGCGCGACCACCGGACCGGCAATGAAGAGATCAGCGTCAGGGAACGTCAGGAGACCCGGACCCGTGAAGGTAACCGTTCCCTGTAGCCCCCTGCCGTCCGGTCCCCGGTACTGCCCCTTGACCTTGACGGTTGCGATGCTAGGGGGCAGCGGATAGGTCTCAATCGGAAGGGTCATCTGTCCCCCTGTTCAGCAGCGTGTCAATGTGCGTCCGAAGCTCACGGTTCTCAGCGCGGAGTTCAGCCACTTCGTGACGGAGTCCAGCGTTCTCGTCCCGCAGTGCGCGGACTTCCACCACGAGCTTGCTGACCTCTTCGGTCAACCGGTCGGCTCGTGCTGTCTGTGCTTCGGCTTCGTCGCGCCATGCGTCCCGGGCACCGGTCTTCACCTGCCGATACACGAGCATGAGAAAGAGAGCGGCACCCCCAACGATCTCAGCCACTCCGCCAACGTCGCTCACCATTCGACCGGTCCCCCGTCCGTGGGAGTCAGGTGACCGTCAATGCGCGGGTTACCGTCGTCCGCCTCTTCTTCGTACGTACCGTCCGGCACACCCGTGATGAGCATGGGATTGCCCATACCGACAGTCAGTGAGTCGCTGCCAACCGTCACGCGCTTGTTCACGCGGTACTCAATGGCAAAGCCCTTCCAATTCTGACCGTCGTCAAAGCCGATCGGCTGAGGGTGTCGCCACGAGAACACGAGATTCCGCGTAAAGCCGTTGTCGGGAGACGCGAAGTCGGAAGTCTTGTCAAGCGTGAATTCCTTCGTCTTCCCGTTCGTGATCATGTCCCGAAGCCACACGGTTACGGACACGTCCAGCGGAGCCGTACCCGTGCCGTTCTGCGGAAGGTGAAACGGGATCAGCAACAGAAGCACCGGCTGATTGAGCCCCGTTGAGTTGATAACCCCCAGCGCGTGAGTGAACTCCGCACCCTGAGTACCCTCAAGGGAAGGCGACTGAAACGAGCCGAACGGAAGGCGCTCGTTCACGCTGCCCAACTTCGGCTTACGCTCAAGCGCCGTAATGCGTCGCTGCATTTCCTGTAGCTCCGTAACGAGCGACGGGGGCAGCGCATTAGCTTGAATCGCCACTTGTAAACACGTCCTTACTAGCAAGGGAAAGGGAAACGGTCTCCGTGCCGTTCACGTCAACGTCAACCCGTCGCTCAGTCAGAACGAACTCTTCAAGCAAGCGGACATACCCGCTGTCCACCTGAACAGTGCCGACCGCACCGGGCAGAAACGACGACGGATCAAACACGCCCGGGTACAGGGTTAGCGTCGGAATGCCGATCACCTGCCGGCCCACAGCGCCAATAGCGGCAGCCTTCGGAATCAGGTCAGCGGTAGCTTTCAAGTCGGAGTACGTAGCAACCTGAGTGAGCGTCGGTGCGTCAAGGTCATTGCTCACGTTGGCGTAAGGCTTCACGCCCGTACCCATGTCGGCACCGAACGCGAAGGCTCGTGTGGCCAACTTGCTACCGTCGTACCCAACCTGAGTGACGTTGCAGTTCTCTCTATGTACTAGAGCGGAAGGGATTACGTTTTGGAGCCTTCCGTTCTTGAGAATCCGGTTGCCGACTGTCCCGTTGTCGCGCCAATAGGTCTCGTACCGGAAGTCAAAGCCCCCGTCTTCGTCGGCAAGCTCGTTGATTGCCTCAGCGATGTTCTTGAACTCCGAGAAGCCCCATTCACGGGAACGAATCCGGCCGGTCGTGGTGAGCCGGGACGTGTCTGTGCCGATTCCCCCATCATCGTTCGCGCGCTCAATCCAGTCGCTCAAGAGAAGCGCCTGATCCTTGTTGGCCTTGTAACCCGCCCACTTGAGGCGTATCCCGCCGCTGGGAAGGTTCTGCAAGGTTGCTCCGCCCAGGTAGCAAGCGGAGTAGTACGAGTGCCAACCCGACGCGTTCAGCGCGAGAGTGCCGGCGTCAAGGTCTGCCGTAGCTGACCACAGCATTCCGCCCCATACGGCCTCGTCGTCCCGCGTCACCACGAGCGCGCTCTTCCCGGGTTCCAACGTGTCCGGGTCGGCAGCCTTGAGGGGCATACCGATGGACGCGCTACCCGCTGAGTTCAGCGTCTCGCCGTACTGAATTCCGGTCACCGGAAGCGACGCGACGACTTCACCCGTCTTCGCAACGGTCTGCAAGACTTCATAGCGGGCAGCGCTCATCATGTCCCCCTAGCCCACTCTTGAGAGTAGGTACGATCAAGCCGTGTTCCACGGGCTCTTACTGAACGACTCGTTGATATACACAGCGGCAACCGACGTGTCCGCGCCGAACTCAATACCGCCGTTCGCCATGAGCGCGATACGTCCGACTCCGCCGTTCGTGGTGCCGTAGGACTGGCCCGTTGAGCCGTACGTGTTCTGTGTCGGACGAGTGACACCGGCAGGCATGAGCGCCGGAACAACGAGCTTGTCAATGTCCTTGCTGGGGGAGAAGTTGAGCTGTCCGCTCAGTTCCCACACGTTGGACGACTCACGGAGATACAGCGTGCCGGTAACCGTGATGTTCGTTCCGTCGTTCGCCTGTACGCCCTGAATGGCGCACGTCTTCCACGGACCCGGGTCCGCCGTGAACCACGTACCGTCACTCTTCCGAATCCACCGCTGATTGGTGCCAACGTCGTACACGACAGCACCGACGTTCACCGTGGACGCGGTAGGAAGCTGTCCGGCCCAATCGACAGCGATTGCGTTACGGCCGGCCAACGCTGCCTGATCCCGGTACTGACCCTGATAGCGCGTCACGGTCAGCGTGAACGTGGTCATGGACTTCGGAACGTCAATCCATCCCAGGGCAACCGCGTTGTCGGGACGAGTCGGAGCCACCGGAGTTGCCGCCGGAGTGCCCGGGATGATCTCAATAGCCACGCCGTTCGTACCGTCAGCGGCAAGCGTGGTGAGCCGGGCAACGATCAAGTCCTTGCGCGGGTTCACGCTTGAAGCGGTCGGGACAGCCACGGTCGCGCCCGGGGACCATGCCCAGGTTGCGCCACCGGCAGTGAGCCCGATCAGTGCGTTACCGGCACCGACGCTCACCGTGCGGGCAGCCTGATCACTGTTCAGAAGGAACTCAGAAGTGGACGCGAACAGGTGGGTCATGCCGAGACGCGGAATGTTGAGACTGTTGAAGTTGGCAAGGTCGTTGCCGCCGTACGTAACGCCTTCCTGAAACCATGCAAAACCCGCCATGCTAAACCCACCTATCTACCCAGGTAATGACCGCTCGTGCGGACGTGAATTCGTCACGGCTCGTCAGCCTCAGTCGGTGAAGCCCGGGACCGAACTCCGGCCACACAGAACCAACCTTCACGAGCCCCGTAATGTCGTCGCCTTGCGTCGTCGTCACGGTCATTCCGGCGCTGTCAATGACAATGTCTCCGTCCCAATCGACAGAGAAGAACTGTCCAGTGGAGTCGTCCCACAACGTGGGAGAAGCCCCAGCGGTAATGACGACCTGGGGACGAGCCGCTACCGACCCGAACTGAGTCAGCCACGTAATGGGGTCAGCCGGCGCTTCACCCGAACCCTGCACGAGCCACGGCACAGCGGCAGGGAAGGTGAGCCCGGACATGTCCGCTTCCCGCTCGTACGACCGAACCACCGTTTCCCGGGGCGCGTCGCCATACACATACGGGCTCGTGGCGTACAGCTCAACGACGACGTTGCACACCATGTTTGCGAAGTTCAGATCAAGGGGCGCGCTCCGCTTCCGGGGACGCGCCATGACGTACCCGGTCTGATCGGCAGCCACGCCCGGGAACCGGAAGCGAAGAGGCTTCTCAATGTCCCCGGGCATGAACGCTGCTTGCAGATTCACGAGCGCCTGAGTGAACTCCTCACGCGTGCTGCCGTAGACCTCAAGGGTCACGGTCACCGTTCGGCCGTTCATGTAGTCGTCACCCGCGTACAAGCCGTGACGCTGCACAAGAGTCAAGTCAGATGACCGGATCTCCGGCAGCGTCAGCAACCCGTCAACGGCAACGATGGAAACGGCGGAGTCGGGTTCCCCCATGACGAGCCCGTTGTATTCACACGTCCAGTCGTTCAGCTCCGCCATTCCATCCCCCTCGTATGCCTACTCTTGAGAGTGGGCTTGCCTATGCCGGCGACGTACGCAGCGCCCATGCGACTTCACGTCCAATCGCGAACGGGTCCGCGTTGGTCTGCACGTTGACCGTGACTCCGCTACCGCCGGAAAGGCTGTGGTTCGGGACGACGCGGGAACCGTTCGGAAGAAAGACCTCTTCGGGTCCACGCTCACCGACACGGACCATGCCGGAAGCCGGACCACCCATGGCGCGAATCTTCGGAATGGGGCTGTCCGGCAGATCAATGCTGAGCTTGCCCCAACCCAGCTTGTTCGGGATTGCCCAGTTGAGAAGGTCAATCACTCCGTTGATCGCACCCTTTGCAGCGCGACCGACAGCGGAAGCGAGCGAAGACGCGAACCCGCCCAGCTTGCTGAGTCCGTTCTTGATTCCGTCAATGACGTAACCACCGATGGACTTGCCCGCGTTGAGGATTGACTTGCCCGCGCTCAGGATTCGACCGGGGAGCGAAGTCACGAAGTTGACCACAGCGTCAAGCGCGTTCTTTGCGAAGTTCTTGACGGTCGTGAACGCGGTCTTCGTCGCGCCAACGATCTTGTCCCAATGCTTGATGATCAAGCCCGGTCCCGTGAAGTTCAGGAAGAGAT